TTTCAACAGGAACTGGATCTGTAAATATAAGTAAAGCCGCAGTGAGTTATGCAACTGCTGCTAATAGTCAAGCTGCACCTGTTAGTGCAGGATTCATATCCTTGACAGGATCTTCTTCGGGTACAGTGACACTAGCAAATGGTACGGTTAACGGTGAAATAAAAATATTTGCAAGACGTGGTGGTGGATCTGGAACAGTGACACTAGCACCTGCTACCTTTGCACAAGGAACTAGTATAGAATTTGATCCACTAGATACAGCACAACTTATTTGGGATGGTTCCAATGGTTGGAATATTATCGGTGGTTATGGATACGCAGTCGTATAGGAAATAGACAATGCCAGCAATTATTACAGATAAATTAAAAAGACAGTTTGCACAGCAAATCTTTGATGAGAACCAAGGCACAAACCTTGGCGATTCTGACAACTATTTCTACATTGGTGTAGGGCACTCTCAGATTTGGCAAACAGGTGACAACACAGATGTTACCGTGAACCCAAATAATACCGACAGAGACCGCCGGTTGTTTAGGTACAATCTTCAATCAGTAAAAGCTGTTGAGGCATTTTCTTTTGTTGTTCCATTAACTGATTGGACCACTAACACAGTTTATCCTGCTTTTAACGATAATATTGAAGACGTACAAACTCCTTCATTCTATGTAAGGACTGCTGATAATAACGTATATGTGTGTATTCGTCAAGGTAAAAATAGTTTTGGATCTGCTGTTGTATCACAGTTTGTTCCTGATCATACGAACACGACTTTGCCAGTAGAAACCGATGGGTATATTTGGAAGTATTTGTATACTATTACGACTGCAGATGCAAACAGATTTTTAACTGGAAACTTTATGCCAGTTAAGTTTGTAGACTCAGCAGAACCAACTGCTCCTGAAGCTCCGCAACTTGCTGTGCAGAATGCTGCAATCGATGGTCAGATTATTGGATATAGAGTAGAACCAAACACGGGTGTATACTCTGCTGCACCTACTCTTACAGTTGTCGGTGATGGTATTGGTGCTAAAGCACATGGAGTACTTGATGCTACAGGTAAACTAGCAGCAGTTCAAGTTGGGGATAGTGATACTGTGGGTACAGGCGCAGGACCGGGAGCGTTTGTTCCCATTGGAACTGTCTTGGGATCAAATTACAATAAAGCTTCTGTTAGAGTAGATCAGACTAACTTAACATCAGGTATCAATGCAGAAGTATACCCTATTTTTTCACCCGCAGGTGGACTAGGAGCAGATGCAAGAACGGATTTAAAGTCCACTAACATGATGTTCAACATCAAACCTGAAGGTAATGTTAATAATAAGTGGGTTGTAGATAACGAATATCGTCAAGTTGGTCTTCTAAAAAATATTTTAGACTCTGCAGCAGGAACTAAGTTTCAGCTTACTGAAGGTCTTGCTCTTAAGCAACTTGTGTTGACTGTACCTATTACAGGTGGACTATCGTGGGCAGACGATGTTACAATAAGTGGTGACAGTAATGCTCAAGCATGGATTGATTTCTTTGACGACTCGTCAACCATATGGTATCATCAGGATGAAGAAACTGGTTTCACGCCATTTAGAACTGGTGAGACAGTAACAATCTCAGGTAAATCAGGATCGTTTACTATTGGCGACAGAGTTGCATCAGAGATAGACGTGTTCTCTGGAGATTTGTTGTTCCTAAATAATCAGGCAAAGATTGCAAGAGACGCTGACCAAACTGAAGATATTAAAATCGTTATTAAACTTTAAGGGTAAACCATGGCTACTAATCTCACTAGTACAACATTTTTAAGCGAATACAATGATGATTACAGAGATAGTGATCATTATCATCGTGTTCTGTTTAATAACGGAAGAGCACTACAGGCACGTGAACTAACACAGTCTCAGTCTATTATCCAACAAGAACTGAGTAGACTTTCTAAGTTTATTGTTAATGAAGGTGCTATTTTCAACAATAGTGGTAACTTAGCCTCAGGCGTTAATGCATTCTCATATACTTATCTTAAGGTTAACTCCTTACCTGTTGGCTATGCTCAACTAAAAGGCACTGAGATAAATGACGGAGATTTATTTGCATTAGTAAAGGAAATTCTTCCTGCTGAAGGTGGTGATCCTGATACCATATTTGTAAAAATGACAAAAGGTCAGTCTGGTGGAGCGGCTACAGCAACTAACACTACTACATCTAAACCTTTTGCAGCAGGTGCAACTCTTACTACAAATTTAGGTAATATTACTATTCAGTCTGTCAACGATGCTGTTGGGAAAGCATCTATTGCTGAAGTTCCTCAGTTTGACACGTTTGCCGCCAATCACCTAGTTATGGTTGAGGCTCAGACATTAGTTCTCTCAAAATATTCCCCCGAATTCACGGGAGTTATAGGATTTAAAGTAACTGAGGACATCGTTACTACTGCAGATAATATCGCTCTTTTTGATAACTCAGGAACTACGCCTAACCTAACATCACCCGGCGCAGATCGTCTTAGAATTGTTTTAACTTTAACAACAAAAGACACTATTTCTGCTAGTGATACATTTTATGAAGTCTATAGAGTTCGTGGTGGTCAAGTTTCTCTTATAAAAACACCCGATAAAATTCTATCTAAGATAGGAACCCTTATTGACGCAAGAACCTTTTCTCAAACAGGTAACTTTATTGAACAAAGTTCTTCAGGTGAGTTTGACTTAACTATAGAAAAAGATAGTGACGATGACTTCTTAAGTTTTAAAGTATCAGGCGGTACTGCATTTGTTAACGGATCACGTGTTGAAAGAGATTTCAATTTACCCATTCGTGTAGAAAAACCTAGAAATCTTACTTCAGATCTTAAAGTAAAAACTACCGAAAAGGTTGGCGCAAATATTGGTAACTATGTTGTTGCAGATAGTGCTTATGGGTTGGTCGGATATATTGAAGATGTCACTGAAGTAAACCTTTACACTGCTGTGGATAGAGGTGGTAGTAATATTGGTACTGCACGTGTAAGAGGCTTGTACACAGCACAGGCTGATTATCGCATTCATCTATTTGATATACAGTTGTCAAATCCTTCTGCCAATGGTATTGGTGATGTTAGAAGTATTGGTGTTGATGCTGCTAACTATGCTAACTTAAAAGCTATTCAGAATAGATACGATATTTATAATAAAGAAGAAAATAGTCTTTTATTTAGACTTCCTAGTACTAGAGTTCAAGAAGTATCATCTGTGACAGCAGTTATTGGTACTGTATATACAACAAACAAAACAGCGTCAACTGTGGTAATCAACGCAGGTACTGATACTTTCACAGAAACTGATGATTGGATTTATCAGGTAGACGGTGATGGAGAGTTGACTACTCCAACTGTGGTATTAAGTGGAGGTAATACACAAGCAACGATCTCTGGACCTGATAATGGTACAGGGCATGTGATTGCATATCAGAATAAAACTCTTGTTCGTAAGAATAAATCTCTGAAGCCTAGTACGGCTGCAAATGATTGGGAATCTGAAACTATTGCCTTAAGTAGTGGCGTGTTTACTCTTGCCAAAGCTGACATTTTTAGATTTTATAAAATAACTGATGCTACAACAAATGAGGATATTACTTATAAGTTTGTTCTAGATAACGGTCAGAGAGATAACTTTTATGGCCCAGGAAAAGGAACTTTAAAATCAGGAGTTGCTGCACCTGCAGGTAATGTGACAGTGCAATACAAATACTTTGAGCATAGTACACCTTCAGGAACAGGATATTTTGCGGGTGCTGCATCCTATGGTGATGTTACCTTTAGCGAAATTCCAAAATATACTACGACATTGAATGAAACTATTCACTTAGCAGACGTGATTGATATGAGACCTTTGCAAAATCCTGCAAATGAAACTTTCTCTGGTGGTATCGCACGTATTGAGGATCTTCCTAAAAACCAATCAACACTTTCAGTAGGAACTGCGAAATACTGGTTACCTAGAAAAGATGTGTTAACACTAACTTCTGCAGGAACGTTAAGCTATCATCAGGGTACTTCTGCGTATGAAATGGAAATGCCTACAGGAATAGCTAGAAAAGACATGCCTCTTTACGATATTTCATTGAACCCATTTACATTTAATGAGGAAGATTTGAATGTGATACGACATGATAATCGTGGATTTAAGATGGAAGATTTGCGTAATCTAGAGAACAGGATTTCTAATGTCGAAAGAATATCAACGCTCACTTTATTAGAAGCACAGCTTTCTAGTTTAGAAGTATACGATCCTGATGATGCTACATTCATTAGACAGACTGAAGGCATCACAGGAGATAATTTTGAGGATATGCTACAAGCAAATTGGGCTGATGATGATTACAGAGGTGCAGTAATTCAAGATATGAATATGCTTACTCCACTGTTCTTCGCTAAAGCTATCGGATTAACGTATGATTCTGATTTATCTCTAAACACTTGTGTGATAAAAGGTAATAATGTTTGGCCTACATATACTGAAGTTGTTGCAGACTTTGGACAAGAAGAGGCTACAGGAATAGTGCCGGTTAATCAGTTTGATATTCCTCAAAGCATTGGTTCTGCAGAACTAACGCCTGATGGAGATTATTGGACTAATAAACGTATTGTTGATAAATCGTATTCATCACAATCTAACTCATCGTTGTTACCTGATGGTACAACCGAAATAAGTTCTCAAGGTACTATTACAATAAGTACTGGCACAACATATTAAAGTAAGGTAAACAGATGCCAAGCAGACAGGTAAAAAGAACAGGCACTAGAATGGTTACAAAATCGAGAGATATTGTAAAACAGGATAGGCTAGGATATACTGAAATAGAAATACATAGACCCAAAATATTATTTTTTGAGTTTCAAGGTCTGCGCCCAAATATACCACAT